CCGTCGGCTGCGCTCCTTCGACGTTTTGCTCGGCAACTGGTGATCTTGCGTCACGGTGGTGACGACATGGCCGGCGATTTCAAACCGAAGGCCCTCGGAACGCACGCAGATCGCCCCGACGGCGACCGGCGCCGCACACAGCCCTTCAATGTGCTGGCGCACCATCTCAATGTTGAGGTCCATCGCGCGCTCCAGATAGCGCAGCACGGCATGGTCAGAGACGCGGATGGGCTCTTTCACGTCGGCCAACCGCTCAACTGATATATCTCGGCATCGCCAGTCCGTGGACGCATCGGAACCGCAGCGCGAATGCGCCGGCAACCGCTTGCGTACAACACATCCATGCAGCGATTAAAATGCCATCGCCTGACCTTATCAGGGTCGCCAACGGTCAATTCGCACCCAGATATCACCACCCGGTAATCTATCTTCATGCGTACCCGTTCTCCCGATATTTGATCTCCCGGCCAAAGCCGGCTTTACGGCCCGGCTCTTCGTAACAAACGGCCATCAGACCGAGCGCATCGGCGCCGTGGCTTGACCAGTCGTGGTCAGGGCCAAGTCCGACGTTGCGAACGTCGTCTTTCCGTTCATGGTAGAAGCCAAGGGCATCCCTGCCCGGCTCTGTGGTGGCCTCGTTGAACCACATCTTGGGGCCGAGCCGGCGCACCGCTTCAATGCGCATCGAGGCCGCGCCTTTGCCCTGATTCGGGATCGGGGGTTCAACCGCGAAGTTGGCCTCGCGCAGATGATCCTCGTAGCGCTTGCCGGTGACGTTGTTCTCGTTCACCCCGTCATGGGGCAGATACAGCGTGGCGTCCTGATAGCCATTCTTGCGCAGCCACGCGACGTGGAAGCCGAGCACCTGACCGACGGCCTCGTAATAATTGAGGATGCGGATTTCCTGTCCGACCCATTGCACAACCCACATGGTGAAGGCGTCGGCCTGTGCACCAGAACCGCCGATATCGATGAAAACCTTGATCGGCAGCAGCGGGTCAGCGGTGACGACGCCGATCCGGCCTTCGGCCTTGGCCTTGGCAAGCAGTTGCGCGAAATAGGCGCCCTCGAATGCCTTGGCGTACCCGCCGTCATAGGTGTGATCATAGCGCTCGGGGTAAAGCTCCAGCTCGAGCAGCCGCTCGGCCTCGAGAATGTCATTCCACCATGGATTATCGCGCCAGTTGGCCGGAATGCATATCGATCCGGTCGGTTTCAGGTTCCGGAAAAAGTCGTCGATCGCATCCGTTTTCCGGCGCGGGTTCCAGCTCGCCCATATCTCCGAATTGTCGACGCGGATGGTGGGGCGCAACAGCGAAAGGCTGCGGGCGCTGAATGCCTGGGCTTCGTCAATCCACGCGATCCGGAAGCCTTCGAGCGACTTGATCGACTCGGCGGTGTGATCCTGCATGCCTTGGAAGATGATCAGGCCGTCGCCCGGCGTGCCGATTCGATCCTGAAATATCTTGAAGCCCTGGCCGAGGCCGAGTGCCTGAATTTTGGCCTCTATCAGCCGCTTTGACGATTGCGCCAAGGTGCGCTGCACTTCACGGATGCAAACCCCAAGCGTGCCCGGGAGCGCCTGGCATTCCTCAACCAGCAATTCGCCGAAGAAGTGCGACTTCCCCGATCCGCGACCGCCATAGACACCCTTATAGCGCGACGGCGCCAACAGCGGCTTGAAAACCCGGGCGGTGGGGATCTGGAGCGCCTTCATGCTGGTTCGGGCGCATCCCCAACGGCGAGTGCCACAACAGGATGGACGTTGCCCTGAATATGCAGGATGAACGGCGCGCCGGCCACGACCCTGGCGCGTTCCTTTTCGGTGAACTCCCACAGGGACGTCATGAAGCCGTCGGCATCGCGAATTTCGATGGTATGGCAGATGCCATCGGTTCCGTGATCCCAACCGGCGGGCGCGCCAAGGCGCCGTGTGGCATCTGGTAGCGGCAGCGACCTCACGCGCGCACCGGGGCAGTCTTGCGATCCCCCGCAAACTTGGCCACCACTTCAGCGTGAGACATCCTAGAGACAAACACAGGAGGCTCATCGGCCATGCTGGCCACCTCAGAGGCCATCGACACCGACCCACCGCCCTTGGCGTCGCGCAGCACATAGCCGCGGCCCCAAACGGTTTCGATCGGGTGGCCATTGTAAAGCGCGAGCTTCTTCCGCAGCTTGCAAATGAAGACGTCGACGATTTTCAGTTCCGGCTCATCCATGCCGCCGTACAGATGCGCCATGAAGGCGTCCTTTGAGATCGTCATGCCCTTGCGGAGGGAGAGCAGTTCGATCATCTGGTATTCTTTGCCGGTCAGGGACACGTCCTGACCGGCGATCGCCATGGATTTCGTGTGGAGATTGAGAGACAGGTTGCCGGTGGTGATGACGTTCTCGGCGAGCCCGCGCGATCGGCGCACCAGGGCGAGCAGCCGGGCGACCAACTCATCCTTATGGAACGGCTTTGCCATGAAGTCGTCAGCGCCCGACCCGAGCGCCTTCACCTTGTCCTCAATGCCGCAAATGGCCGACAGCACCAGGATAGGCGTCATGATCCTCGCGGCGCGAATTTGCCGGATAACCTCGAACCCTGAAATATCGGGCAAAGTCGTGTCGAGAACCACAGCGTCGTAATCGTACAGCTTGGCAAGGTCGGCGCCCTCTTCGCCAAGGTCCGTCGCGTAGACGTTGAAGCTTTCTGTCTTCAGCATCAGTTCCACGGCCTGCGCGACGGCGGAATCGTCCTCAATGAGCAGGATCCGCATATCAATTCCCCATTTTGGGATGGGCAGCGAACCGAAACGCCGAAATAAACCAAACGAAGGCGAAGCCCCACCACACCCACGCCAAATCCGGGCTGAACAATGTCTGCGGCGCTCGGCCGGTCGCCCAATCGATGCAATCCAGCCCGACAACCACGCACGCGATAGCGCCGGTCCACTTCATGACTTCTTCCCTTCGAACTTGCTGCGGATGTGCTTCTGAAAATGAGAGCCGATGCTGTCCGCGGACATCAGCTTCGCATGGTGGTCAGCCGAGACGCCGGCGTAGGTGTAGGTCTCGCCGCTCTTGAACTTGACGGACAGGACGCCCGACGCGGGATCGTGGTCGACAAACGCCAGGCTTGAGGACTTGACCGGGGTCATCAGTCCTCTTTCTCGGGTTTAGCCGGCACGTCGACGATCACGCGCTCAATGCGCTGGATGGTTTTGATGGGACCGCCCTCGGCGCCGGTCAGTTCGGACCTATCGGCCAAGCCCAAATCCCTGGCGATAATGTTGGCGTTCAACAGGTCAGCGGCAGCGCCTTGGAACTTCTGCGTCCGGATAATTTCGTCTACGCGCGTGGTGATCGGAGTAAAATCTTCCCTAATGCGATACTCGGCCCACGTTTTGACGCTAATATCCAAGAAGATACAAAGACCTGAGACCGTCATGGCCCGCATCTTCGCAAGGTTCTCGATTGTTACCGATCCTTGGAAGGCAAATGCCTTGGCCTCATAGAGCGGGTTCTCATCGATCCATGAGAAATATTCGCAGCAGGCGGTCCACAATTGATCGGGAGACGCGAAGATCGGCGCGCGGCCGTGAGTGCTGCGCGCCTCCCAAAAACTGTTGCCAACCGGAGCGGCCATAGATCAACGCCCGACCAGACCGGCGATGCGAGCCACCGGGGAGCGGAGGAAGTCGCCGGGGAGCGAGCCCTTCAGGTCGATCAGTGATCGTAGTTCGTTCTCAGCGCGCCTGATACACTGGTTGATCCGGTCGCCCACGGTGCATGCGCTGGAAGCGCCGAGGATGCCGGCCTGCACCTTGGCGTTCCCATAGGCGGTGTCCTGGGTTCCAGTCCCGTAATTGCCAAGGCCGGCGTTCATGGATTTCGCCTTGGCGGCGTGCCCGTGGAAGACGTCGGCCTGAGCGTCGGAACAGCCGTAAATCGCGTTGGTGCAACTCGTATCCATCGTTAATCTTTCTCTCGGTTGGTGTTACGCGGGTGGGAAATTGGAAATCTGACCGAACTCGGCGCGCAAGGCGTCGCCTTCAGCCTTGAGGGCTGCGGCCATCTGTTCGCCGGCAACCACGATGGCCAGGACGTCGGCACCGCTGGCCGCGACATTGGCGAGCATCGCGGCTTTGCGATCCCGCAGCGCCTGGAACATGGCCGAGATTTCACCGGGGACGAAACCGGTCGGGCTTGCTGAAGTCATGGCGGTTGGTGTCTCCGTGATGGTTGGAGGTGCCGGCAGCGGCGTGACGTTCGGGGTTGGCTGCGGCGCGGCACTGAGGATTGCTGCTTCGATCTCCGGATCGGTTGCGAGCGGTTCGACTGATACAAAACCAGCCCCGACCGAATAGACCTCCTTGCCCGCCTCCAAACGCATCGTTAAGTTTTCGATGCCGGGAATGTGGGCGAAGCGCTGCTTCAACTGTTCGATGCTCATGCGACTATCTCTGTTGTGATTTGCGTTTACTTCTCAACGAATGATGAAGATGCGTTCCCGACATTCACCGAACGCTATGCATTCACCGAGCAAATAAAATCGACCGGCTCAGCTTCGATCTCGCGACCATCAGGCGTCATCCCATATTTTGCCATCAGCTCAGGGGTCGCGCGGCAATTGGGCGAGCCAGGCGCGGGCCCCGCGAAGCGTGACCAGTGCTTTAACTTCCCGTACATCTGCACCGCAGCCTCGATTTGCTCTTCAGGGTTTGTGGGTGTCAGTAGGTTGGCGACTTCGGAATGATCAGACCATCGTTGCTGATTGAGCCACGTCGATGCCATCGGGATGAATGCCGTCCCGACATTGCCCTTCCCTGATTCGGCCATTGCAAGAGCTGCAGCGCCAGCGATCATGATTTGCG